AGTTTAAATCTTTCTTCGCCACGTTGTATAAAAATACTGTGGATGTTTCTACTTCTAGAACCACGAACATCTTCGTCAACTGCTTTTTTATGCCTTACTACTATTTTGATATCATCTAATGGTTGGTAACTAGTCTTAGAGCTACCAGTCATTGTACCAAAACCTTCCATTACATCTGCCATGCTATTCTCCGATTTTTTGGCAATATCTGCTTGTTCACCTTTTGCTTTAAGTTTTTTATCAAAAATCTGATAATCAAATCGCATCAAATAATCATGAGTTAAATCTTTCAATTGTTTTCTTAAATTATGATCTGCTAGATCTTCGCTGGTTTTTAATACTATTGTATCTTCAGTAAAGTCTAATCTAACCAGTAAGTTAGGGTCTTCTACAACAAATCTAGTTGCTGTAGAAGGATCAATACTTAATTTACCTTCTGTTGTAAAAGACTGGATTTTAAATCCGAAGCCTTTTAGAAGGTTGAATATTTTTTCTGCTATTTGCTCTTTATTGATTGCCATACAACTATTTATCTTCTAGAGGATACCAATTGGTAATGGTGCGTCATCGTCGTCGTAGTCATCAAAGTTTCCGTAATCACTAATATTGCTATTAATTGCTTCATAAACGTCATCTTCGAACGTGCCAATAAATTCTATCATTCTAATTGCTAATACCAGACTCATAACTAAATCGTCGCTTTCACCGGGTTTGGCGGCAAAACTATTTGCTCTAGCAACAAAATTTTTAAATTCGCTTATTAACGGCTTACTAAAACATTTAAGTTTACCGTTTTCAACTAATCTTTTTAATTGTAAACATGCTTCAACTTTGGTTTTATGTCCTGTGTGGAATCCTTTGCGTCCTTTCTTGCCTTGTATTTTTTTAGGTTCATGTAGCATTTCCCCTGGAAATGTTTCCTCTCCTGAATCTCTAATAACAACAAGAGCCGCTTCACCAATAGTGTTGTTTTCCACACTCCAATAAATTTGAAATGCGCCATTGTTTTGCAAGTAGTTTAAGATTTCTTTCATTACTTTTATTTGGCCTTCAATGGGAGTTTTGTTATGGCACCATTCTGCCACTTGTATCATACTTGGCGTTTCTATGACTTGTATTGCGGCATTATCGCCTCCGGTTCCACTGCTAGGATCTAAACTCACAACATAAGTTTTTTCAGGATCAACATTTTTATACCAGCGGGTTTGTCCCATTTTAATCATTGGCTCTACGCCTTTCATTTCTAATAAGTGTAATGAGTCAATAAGAGTTTCGTCATAGATAACAAATTCGCATTCATGTTCTCGTCTAAAACGTTCTTCGCCTACCCTGTATCGTTCTTCTTGTGCCCAAGCATCATCTCTGTCTGGATGTTGATCCCATTTTGCTAATAATGCTTTGAAACCATTTACACCAACATCATTTTCGTTACCGTGTTCATCAAACAATTTGTTTGCTTGTTGCCAAATCATAGCGAATGTATCATCGTCACTGTTTGGTGTACTTGTAATAATACATTTACCACCTGTTGCTAGTGTGGGAGATAGTGCTGTCCAAAACTCTTTAGCAATAGTATTACGCACAAACGCAAACTCGTCTAAGTAAATAAGTGTTAATGACATACCACGACCAGTGTTTTCTGTTGTTGTACTACTTAAAATTCTACTGCCGTTATCAAAATCAATAGAGAATCTGTTATAGTTTACAACACCTGCTCTGATATGATCGGGGCACATTTCGTATGCATATCTCACTCTCTGCATGATTTCACTAGCACCTTGTTGTTTGTGAGCCGCAACAAGTATTGTGCTGTCAGGCTTAAACATTGCATACCACAGCAAATATCCTGCCGCGACAGTGGTTTTACCCATCTGTCTGCCTAACATGTTGATACTGAATCTATAATTATTATAATTGTCTACAAGATCTTCTTGATAATCGTAAGGATCAAATTTCATTGAACCTTTAATAGGGTGCTGTATCATCATGTGCTTTTTCATAAAGTACATAGGACCTGTTGTTGGATCACAACATTCCTGAAAGTCTCTGAGTTGCTCAGGACTATACTCTACTTTACTGTAAGCAGTTTTAGTTAAACTGGTATCTGCGGTTCCTTTGGCCATACTACTATTTATACTGCTGTTAAACGACCTTACAATAAATCTAGTTGTGGTTTAGCAGTAAGATTATATGTTTGTACATAATCTGTTAAAAAATCTGCTATTGCAATATGCCCTAACTGATCAGGATGAATGCCGATAGGTTCTACAGAGTGCTTTAAACTGTAATCAATTCCGGTAAATGTATTTGTAGGAATCATCCTGTGAAATTGCATATACTTTTTATAATACTTGTCTATGATATTTTTAAATTCTTGTTGCCTACCGCCTATCCAAAATATCATGTGAGGTATGTTGTTTTCAATTAAAAAATTATTTAATTTGTCTAAAACATCTTTTGTCTTTTCTAAATTTATCAAAGGAGATTCCTTGTGTAATGCAAATTTTCTTTCTTGCCTGTGTCTTGCAATATCTCCCTCCATAATTTCTTTCATAGAGATTTTCTCTGCATAATTATCGGTACCTAAATAGTCAATGTTTTTTTGCATTTTAACATAGATTGTTTGAAATGGTTCTGATTTTTTATTTATTAGTGAACGCTCACTTCTAAATGCTATAGGTTTTATAATAAAATCTTCTTCCTTATGCTGGGCTAACCCTTTTAACGATACAGGATCAAACTCTCTATAACTAGGATCAGTTAATTCAATTATTATAAAAAGATCATCAAAACTTCCGTATTTGTTTAAGTACTGTTCACAGAATCCAACAGTATCAGCATAAGTAAGTTCGATTGGTTTTGCTACGATAGAGTGATTCCATAAGTTCTGTACATTATTCTTATTTGCAAAATGTTGTGCCCAACTTATGGTATCAGTAATTACATCACGTGATGTTATAACAGGTATTTCTTGTTTTCCGGCGTAGCCGGACCAGCCCGTGGCAAAAGAGCAACCGTTTACAAAAAGATCTTTCATAAACAGTATTTATTAGGATAGTTTTTTTGCTAACTTATCTTTGAGTGCGTTAATGATTACACTTTTATCAGTAGTGTAGCCTGGCATGGTTAAAATAGTTGGCTTTTTAGGCTCTTCGTCTGAGCATGCATTGCATGGCTCGTCCTGTGGCTCTGGCTCATCCATTTTAATTTCTTTATCTGCTGGCAATGTAATTCCTGCAAGTTTAAGAACGTCATGTAATTCTTGCATGCTTTTAGCATTAGCACTAATTGTTACACTAGCATCGCCTTTTCTTTTGGTCTTGCTGTAAGTAACATTTTCAGTGTCCTCTTGCTCTGGCATTCCGTCTCCAGCAATCATTGGAAATGATTCCATTAAACTTAGTAACTTTTTGTTTAAGTCTTTTTCGTTCATTATACTCTACCAGAACCTGACTGACTAATTGTAGTAACTTGTTTAGACGATTCAGTGCCTCTGCCCATGTTAGGTCTACCCATCATGTCGTCGTGCATTGCTCTTAAATTGTCGCCCATTAACTCGCCTTTGCTTGGGTAAGCACGGAAATAGTCTGCGCCTTTTTCTGCTTTAATTCTTGCTAACTCATCTAGGAACTTTTTGTTGTATTCTTCACCAAACACTGCGTAATCAATATCTTGATTTTCGTTTTCGTAATGTGCTTGTTCTTCATTATTCAATTCAGCATCTTCTTCTGTAACGTAACGATCTTCATCACGCTCTAAACGCTCTTCAGCCATATCTGCTTCTAAACGTCTTGGTTCTTTAACACCGTATGCAATAACTCTTTCATGGTCTAAGCCCATGTTAACTGCTAACCATACTTCTAATATTCTTTCGTTGACAGGATATTTTAAAACAATATCTGTACTACATACTTCAGTGGTAAAAGATGCACCTTTAGCTCTTACAAACTCTTGTGGATTTTCTTGAATTGGTTGTCTTTTAAAAGGTGTTACACTAACAAGATTATACTTTGCTAAACACTTTTCTAAAATGTCCATTTGGTCAGAGCCACAGTCAGCGGCAAACTTTAATCTGTAGCCGTATTCTTTTTTAAATGATTCTGCAATATATTGTTTAAGTTCCATAGATAACTCCGTCGTTACACTTATTTATCACTTTTGGTTAATTATTTTGAGTAACTCGTTCCTATCTAATACAGTTGCTTTACTTTCTTCGACATCATTACCGGTTTGTTTGTCTAATCTTGCTTTTTTAATCATCAAATCAATTTGCTGTAATTTAGCCTTGGTTTTTGCATCACTTGCTTCTAATGCTATTTTTAACATGTTGCTTGCTTCTGCAAACACTTTACCAGCCGCCATATCGCTGACGTTCATGCCTAAATTCATTAGTTGTTCGTAACTGTCTATAGCCTTTTTGGCTATGTCGTTCATCTCACCTTCGTGATCTTCGAGTCCTTTGATTTCCTTAAATGCTAGATTTATTTTTTCACTTACACCCATTGCTTCTTGAACTTCTGCAATAGCAGTTTTAGATTCTTCAATCGTAGGAACATGTTCCACCTTTTCTTGTGCTAGTGCTTCTTCAATAGGAGGTAAGTTAAATTCTTCTTCTAGTTTTTTAGTCATACAACTATTTATCTAGCCAATTTGGGAATTGAGATCTGAAGTGATCTGCTACTTTGACGTGATGTTCTTTTGTAAGATGAGATGTTAACCATTTGTATTGATTTGTTTGTACCCATTCACTATGATTATCTATAGCAGGATGAAAATCAAAACATGTTATATTTAGTAATCGTTCTAATTGTTTATACAAAGTTTCACCGTCCATAGGTGTAGTAAATAAAATTTTTACATCGTTATTATCGCATATTGTTTTAAGATGAGATAGGCATGCAAGTTTTGTGTGTATTTGCTTAAAAGCGGGAGTGTAAAAAAGATGATTTAATATCTCATCTGCATTTGGTCCTCGCATTTCTTCAGATTCGCAAAACCAATTATGCCCAACTATTCTAAAATTAGATTCCGGCTCGTGCCTCCAGGAGATCCGGCCGTCTACTACATATTTAGATTTGCTAGTATATACTTCTTTTATTGGCGGTATATCCAGCATATCTAATCTTAGTTTATCAAAAGATCGCTTGGTTGTTTGAATTACATCTCTGTCAAAACTAGTAATAAAAAATATACAGTGTGTGATTTTAGGATTGCTTAATATAGACTGCGTAGTCACAAAGGACGTTGTATAAATATCTCCGCCGCCAATTCCAACTGAAATTGCGTTGTTATCTAATATTTCACACCAGTGAGGATATGTATAATCTACTGTAAACTCCGGGCCACGTGGTGATGCAGGATATGACACTGTGGTAATTTGATCGGCCGTAGGGGAGGTTTTATACCAATGGAATCTAGGAAATTGTGCAAAACTATCGCCGCCTACAAGTAACATACAAATATTTATTACTTGCGTTTTTTAGAAATTCTCTTTTTGGCTTTTCTGGGTTTGTTGTTTTGAAATATTTGATCTTCGTTAATAACTTTAAAACGCAAGCCTTTGCGTTGGCACCATTCTTGTGCGGCTGTCCACTTAGCGGCATTGATTGCTGTTTGCCATTTTTGCCCAAGAGTCTTAGCATTTTCCATTGTGGTTTGATTACTGGGTTTTATTTCAATAAGTTCAACATGTTCTGCACCGTTTTTATCAACATATTGTATCATAAAGTCAGGAACATAATTAGCATATTTTCCTGTTTGAGGATGTAAATAAGGTATCTTTACATTTTCACTTGCCCATTTAGTAATGTTGGGGTGTGAGTCGCACATACGCATAAAAGCAAGTTCCCAACTGCTTCTAAAATATGGGGCTTTACCTCCTACATATTTTTCAAGGTTTTGCACCTCAAAAATTCCTTGAGAAAATTTAGACATAATATTATTTAGTGTTTTATGAGACCTTGGACAGGACTCTTAGTGTTTACATTAGATGTAAATAAACCTATTCTACTTCCTGCAGGTCTTAGTGCATTGATAGCATTATATGCATCTAATGCAAGATCTAATGTGTTTGAATTCATTTCAAAAAATTCTAATGGGTCAATCTTTTGTGCATCCGCAACTTGCATTAACACCGGTGCTAATGCAGAAGCATTTACTTTTTTAAAACCTGCCTTTTCAAGTTTTGCTTGCACCATATTTAACAATGGCATGTTTGTGATTTTATATTTTTCGTCTCGAAGAGTACTCAAAATAGTAGAACTGGCTTCAGGCAAAGGAAATTCTATAGTTGCTTCATTCAAATATGCAACAAGAGTACTACCTGAAAGTTCGTATTTCAGTTCGTTGCCAAATGTATCGTATAGTGAACTGCTCATCGTTATCCTTGCGGTGTTCTAGGTTTCTTGGCTGTCACAGTGTTAGGCTTCTCAGTTAAAATAGGTCCTTTTGGTGAGTCGGCAAATGCACTGCTTAACCATTTTTGATCTTCTTCAAACCTTGCTAAATCTTCTTCGCTCATTTGGAAGTTTACTGATTGTTGCATAGTGAAGTTTTCATATTCTAACTGCATTCTAAATGTTCTGAACTCACTGCTGGTATAATCTATACTGCCTAAATCAAATTGTGTAATGGTTGGTTTAAACAAAACGTATTCTGTGCCTGTACCACCATGGTAAACTATCATTCTAATGCTGTTTATAAAATTAGCATAATTAGAAATATCTAAACCTGCCGCATTGCTATCGAATGAATCGGCCATAAAATTACTGGCTTTAGACATTGTAATAGAAGCATCTTCATATCCCTTAGGAGCCAAGTCTCTATTACCTTCAGTTTTACCACGTGGATTCATATACAAATATGAAAAATATCTCATCAATAAAACTGCCCATTCATTGTTCACAGTGTCTATAACTGTTAATTCAACAGGTTGGTAGTCGACGCCAGTGTTGACTACACGTTTTATGTTATATTGATTTTTTACTTGGGTATTAAATGTTACAGCGGGCAAAGTAGCAGTTTGTAATAAACTGCTAATCTGCTCTCTGTATATTGCGTTGTCTCCTGCCAGAAACGATACATCTGGGTTGAAGACGAATTCCACAAAACCCGCAAACTGAAGCCTAGGGGGTGTAATCCCAGGATTAAATCTTCGGGCGTTCTTAAAGTCCCTAAGATAAAAAGGCGTCAAGCTCGCCATTGACTAATCCTTAGATTAAACCAGACGTACTGCTAAAGTCAAACTCTGGGAATAGCTCAGCGGCTTCTACCTTGTTGTCTAGAGGGTTGTCACCAACTAGATGTATTGCGTTATCAAATCTTATTTGTAAAGTGATTGTGATTGGCTCGTTTGCTGAATAGTCACTGTCACTATAGTTTACGTTTTGAATAAAGCATCCTTCTAATTCCCATCTTTCTGTTGCGTCGCCACGGTTACCATCTAAAATATCAATATGCATACCGAATTTGTAATCGCCACCTGAAGCAGGTGTTGTTTGTTGTAAATGGTTTACCTGTTGTTGTACCTGTGAGCCAACTGCATTTGCAACACTGTTTTGAATGTCGTCTCTGATTACCAATGTAATCGGATCCCATGTGTGCTTACCGTGCATGTACACTTTAGAGTTATAACTTTCTACAACGATTTCATCGTAAGTTACAACAGGTCGAGTAATATTCTGAACGTTTTGGGTCAATCTTCGTGTCGCGCCCTGTCCGCCGAAATTTAGTAGTGTAACCCTAAAACGATATTTTAATTTAGGCATTAAAATACCGGATCCGGTCGCGCTCGCGCTATCATCTATAGGTACACCAAATTTATCTTTTGTTGCCATAATGTTCTCCTACGAACTTAGTATAATTTATACTAATTATTTATCATAAAACGGCTAAAATTGTTAACTACCCTTTTAACTTTCATAAAAAAAGGGCAGTAAAACTGCCCTTTTTAGTGGTTAATAAACTATTAACCTGTTGAGCCCAATGTGTTTTGGATTCTAATTGGAATGTAAATAAACTCAACTGCTTTAACAGGTTGAATAGCAACATCGATGTGCAATTCATTTCTGTCAATTCTTGCAGGTGTGTTGTTAGAAGTATCACAAACTACTACATAGTCGTATAAACCTCTTTGTGTTACAAGTTCACTTAAGAATCTGTCAACTAGTGTTCTAGCATTTGCTCTTGTTACAGAGTCATTTGGTTCAAACAAGAATGGCTTCACTGCATCATCAAGTAACTCTCTGATGTAGATAACCAATCTTGAAACATTAACTCTATCTAATGCTGATGCATTAGGGTTAAGTGTTTTCTGACCAAATACTGCAATGCCTCTTCCAGGGAAGTTGCTGATTGGGTTAACTTTGTTAAGATAGTAAGCATCTCTTTGACCTTCGTTTACTGCTACTGGAGTAAACTCGCCTTCTGTTGGATCTAAGTAACCAACACTTGTTGCGTTGCTTACAAGACCTCTTTGGAAGCCTGCTGGTGCAAACCATGGGAATGCCACCTGGTCGTTAAATGCAATAGTTCTCAATGCCATGTGTGACGCTGGAACCATTATGTTTGAACCATCTAAATCTGTGCTTAAACCATGTGGGAAATAAACAGCCGCTTGTGGAGAAGAACTTAAAAGCCCATCTTCACCGTTTTCAATTGCGTTGTTGCTGTTAGTTGCCCAGTTTTTAACTGCTTGAGCAGAACTAGAAAGTCTAAATGGTGGATCAATCAAACAGAACACAGTATCTTTTCTGTCAACACTTAGAGTTAACATCTCATCTGTTAGTTCAGGATAGCCTGGAACTGCAACAAGGTTAAATCTATTTGTTTCATTTCTGATATCGTCATTGTTACTGATTGCCTCTTGTAATGCTCTAACTACAGATCTTCTCTGAGCCTTTCTCAACAAGTATGGTGAACCGTCTGCTTTAATACCGCTGTGTGATACCCAAGTATTACCAATTACGTCTGAACCAACAGTGTAATTAACTTTATACTCTTTAACGTTACCGCCACTAGCTCTTGTGTTCCAAGCAAGTATACCTTGTGGGTATAAACTTGGAGCAGGTCTATCTGCATCGATGCTTGCACTTGCACTTGCTCTAAAGTCAGCAAAAATAATACCGTCTGCTGTGCTTTGATCTGTTAGATCGATCAAGTTCCAACTAGAACCATCATGTCTATAAAGTTTTAAGTTTTCAGTATCTGCACTGTTTAACCAAACATCGCCATCTACCAATGAGCTTGAACCATCGCTTTGTAGTGTTGGTTCTGTTGCTTTAGTTTGGAAATCACTTGAAAGTGTTTGCCAACCTGAACCATTGTGCTCAAGTAAATCAATGTTTGTTGTGCTGATATCTGCATCATACCATAATGTACCATCTACAGTACTTCCTACTGGTGTTGTTGCTTTTGCTTCGTACTCTGCCGCTTCCCAGTTAGTGTTAAGGCCTGCACTCATATTGATTGCACCTAAACCAAAATTAGAATTACCTAATTTTAATTCAATGTCGTTACCTTCAGTATTAACAATGGTAACAATACCATCAACATTACTTGCTGTGACTTGGTCTGCGTATGCAGAAGCATTTGCACTACCTAATGCAGAGTTAATGTCTGCAACTATGTCGTCAACTGAACAATTACCACTTGTTTCCGAAGTTAAGAAAACGTCAATATCAACAGTAGCGGCATTTACATTTATACTAAATGCTATATCATTAGCAGATACCACAGAGTTAGACACTGATGTGTCACTTATTGCACTGCTAGAAGCAACTGTTAATGTAGATGCTCCGTTCCATTCTCTTAAAACAAATTCTGCTTCGCCGCCGTCGTTAGCATCAAACCATAAACTACCTTTTGCAAGGTTGTCGCCAAAGCCTGCTTTTGCACTTTTAGAGTACAATCTGCTCTCATAATCTTGAGCAACAAACTGGCCGCTGTTTGAATTGTATTTAGAAACAACTGGGTTCGAACCACCTGCAGGTGCTGATGTAGAAAGATACAAATCACCTGATTGAAGTGGATTAGCATCTGATCTAGTTGAAGGTACACTTAAATGTGTAGCAAATTGGAAATCTTTTGATGTTGCTGACTGCCAGCCGCTTGTACCAATCTTGTACCATGTACCGCTTGCTTTTTCCCAAAAAGAAATAGCATCTGCTGTGCTACCGTCTGAGTTTAAATATTTAACACAGTACTCGCCATCTTTACCAAATGCAGGCTTAGGTGTGCCACCTACTGCAATGTCTGCGGCTCTAGCAACCAAAATGCTAGAAACGTTTTCAAACTTAGTACCGTTGTATTTTTTTAGACCCCATGCACTTGATCCTGAATCTAACCATAATGTATCATTAGCAGGTGCGCCTGCTGGTGCAGTTGAAGACGCCTCTAGTTGAGAAAGGTCTACGTCTGCTCTTAATACATAAGCTCTGTTAGAAATACCAAGATAACTATATGCGGCTTGTAATCCATATTCGTTAGTTTCATGACCATGTTGTGGTGTTCCGCCAACTACTTTAAAATTTGGATTACCATATGCTTGTAATAACTCTCTCTGACTTGTGATCTGATAGAGTTTATTTGCTGTTGCTGATGTCGTATAAGCCGCTGTTGATGTACCGTCTGGTGCAGTTTTGTCTTGTGCTGTTGCAATAACTAGCAAAGGAACTGTACCTGCTCCGGCAGGAGCGTAAAAACTTTCATCTGAAACGCTTATGCTAACACCAGGACTCACTAATGTTGCCATAATAATCTCCTAATCTAATATATTAGATACGATAAATTCGTATGCTATTATTTATCTTTTTTGGAGTTTTTTGGCGTATTAAGGAAATTTAACGGTATTAGGCGATATTAAACAATTTTTAGTGCTGTTTTGAATAATTCTTTGTGTATGTCAGCAATATTGTTCTTTAGTGATGTTAAATCGCTGTTGTTTTCAATGACGATATCTACTGGATAGCCAGCCCAATTCCATTCACTTTCGTGTACGTCTCGGTATCTAGTTTCCATGATCTTACGATTGATTGCATTGGTAGATGCTGTTTTAGCAATTTCAAACCATTCCGGCAATTCGCCTCGTTGAACCCAAATTATAGAACCGCCTAACTTTTTAATGAGATCGAGTTCATTAGTAAACCTTGCATCACTGACTACAACACATCGTTCTTCCTGCTTTGCTCTTAATCTGTATTCTAAACTGTCAATCCAAATATTTTCGTGAAAATGATTACGCATTACATCAGTACCCATTAACTGTAATGCTAATCTAGGAGTAAAATGATCTATGCCTGTTTTTTTGCTCCAATAAATGTCCGGAGTTTCTCGCCATTCACGACTTTCAACTGTGTCGCCTTCTAATAGCGATCTGCTCCAACCAAATGTTGCACTAACTACATCTTTGAGCGGAGCGGCAAATGAATCTTGTACACAGCCGTATTTAACAAACTCTTTTGCTACTGTATCTTTACCTGAGCCTATAAATCCTACTATGCCTAATAATCTCATTAACCAATTACAAATCCGAGCGGATCGTTTCCTTCTTCCATTAAGTGTATTTGTTCGTTTAGTCTTTCTAGTTCTGCTTGTGCTTCTGCTTTGAGTTCTGTACCGTTTAACTGTATTGCGCCGCCTGCGCCTGGTAGACCCGAAGTATATTTACTTCTTGCTTCGCCGAGCATGTATTTAGATTGTGCAAGTGTGTATGCCGCTAACCAATCACTTGCATACACATCTTTAAGTAGTATACTTTCTGGAATATAATTATATACTCCTACTGCTACTTCTTCTTCGTGCCTTACATTTCTTAAGATTTTAAGAACTTTTGTATTTCTATTCCAAAGAAAGTTGTACTCACTACCAAACACACGACCAATAGTTTCTTTGTATTGTGCAAATGCATCAAATACTGCAAGTCCGCCTATTTGTCCTGCTTGTAGCATGTACATGTTGTTGAATGCTACATCAAACGGATCAAAGTTGGTGCCGCCGCCGCTGTTAGTACCAATACCTCTGCGATAAAGTCTGCGTACTTCCATGACTTCATCAGGTAAGGTATATTCAGTAACATTTTCTTGTGTGGTAATAAAGATTATACTTTCTTCTACTGCACCCGAACTAAGTTGGCGGTATTTTGACAGTGCTTTTTTAATAGCAACATCATAATGCTCGCGATCAAGTTCAACATCAACTATTCCGTCTGCTAAACGTAGTTGTGTTTCTTTGATGAGCTCTTCTCTGTTATTGTATCCGATATCGTTTGCCATACTACTATTTATCTTCTTTTCAATTAGAATGCTTTAAGTATGACTGTGCTGTCGTTAAATCTGCCATTTAATTTTGTATCGGTGGTTTTAATTTCCTTGAATGCTTTTGTATACTTGGTTTTTGCAGTACCTTTAAATAATTTTAATTGTTCTGCCGGCTTGCGTAGAGTTTTTTGAACACTTTTATTTGTATTAAAATCTAGTATGCTTGTTCCTTTAACAGTTAAGCCTGTTTTAAGATCGTCAACCATATACACACCAAGTTTTCTAGTTTTAGTATTATAAACCCAAACTTCGGTTGCTTCTATTATATCTGTTGGGTTAATACTTGCTATACCTAGGTCAGGATCGTTAAGTTGATATTTTAATTTTGCTACTAATTTTTCTTTGCTAGGTGCTTTCTTAACTCGTGTTTTGCGTGTGGCTTTGCCTGTTTGCACAAATGTATCGCAAGCAGTATTTATTTTTTCAAAAAATGCTACATAATTCTCACGAGTCTTTTTATCAAAATTTGAGTAGGCTTCTTTAATGTATTCGTCTGACCATTCTTTTACTAGCAATGCTTCTTCGTATTGAGTTTTAAATTCTTCTTTGATAATCTTAGCATGATTTGGTTTTATGCAACCGCCTTCATACGCTCTCATCTCATTGTAGGGGTCAAACTTTTTCAGATCAAAATCACCATCGACTAGTTGATCAACATAATATTCCCATTCTGCCATAAGTGGTACTACTTGCTGTCTCATTCTTTCTTGAATGCTTATAACAATTTTAGGCTTTTCTTCTGCTTTCTTTTGTTTTTCTTCGATTATTTCTTCTGCTTTGTCTTGCAAACTAGGAATCTTATCTAACAGATGCTTTCGTACATCGGGGCGCATATACCCATTGGTCTTTGTCCAAATATAAGTATGTTTAGCAAAAGTTCTAAACCAAACATCAGGCACTTTTTTAAGTTTAGCAATCAACTCCTTGTCTAGACCGCTATCTTTGTCTAGCCAATTACGAACAGTAGCATCTGCTTTTTTGTCTGCAATTTCGTAATGTACAAAATATTCAAATTTTCGATAAAGAGATTCTTTCTCTTCTTCAGTTTTTAGATTGTTGATATTAAGCCAATCGGGCTCAGGCATCAAATATAAGTTTTTGTTTTTTCTTTTGGCCATATTTCTCAGTCTTCAAAGTTGTCAAAAGAAGGATCTAAAAATGCGGCCTTAATCGGTTCAGGCCAAGCATCGAATCCTAATATGCTCTGTTTATCCTTGAGAGCACTCTTTTTCTTGTAAAACTGAGTAATACTTATCATTCCGGTAAAAATCCCTTCTTTTTTACCTGCATTATAAGAAAAAACGGTATTTAATACGACAAATCCGATAAAAAGTGCGGCGGTTGCAAAATCCATACGATATTTCCTCCACTTACTTAAAAACTTAGTATAACAGGAATTTATGATTTGTCAAGATCTATTTTATTGAGGTGCCACGCCCGGCGTCTACCAAAGAAAAGCATGTCTATGTGTGCATCTTTAGTTGGAGGGAAATCGTTATATCTATCACTAACAATAACATCACATGGGTATAGTGTGCTGTTTATTTTAATTCGCTGAGGTGTTTGTACAGGATGTTCGTACTGTTTAACTTGAGCAAGCGAAACTCGTATTAAATCATCTAATATGTTACTGTCAATATCAAACTGTTGTGTAAACTCTAAAATTAAATTGAAGCAATGATCAACTAAATTGTTGTGCTGTATAACTGGTGGTATAGCATGAAAAAATTTCCAGCCTTCGATGTTTAGTCCTTTTATTAGTGCATCCATATATCCTTGGCGTTTCCACTCTTGTAACGCATTTTTCATATCTTGTAAGATATTTTGCATAGTTGCATCATGAGCAAGCACAAAATCATATAACTTTGTGTAAAAATCCATATATGATATCTGTTTAGAGTCATACAAATAATTTGTAATTAAATTTGTAAATCCAAAAATATGAAATCCCATCACAAATGCAGTAAACAAAGACAGTTCTTCTAGATCTTTTTCTGATAATGTGCTAGTACTTTTGACTACTTCAATAGATTCTGATACATTTGATTTTTTATCTTTTACAAACTCGCTTGTTTCTATCCCATAAAAGAAATCGTAACCATTAAATGTCTTAATGTCGTATTCTTCTAATTGTGTAACATACATAGGAGAGTTAATTAAAAGTTGTAAAAAGTATGTATCTAAAATACTAATTTTGTTTTGTAACACATCTTCTAATGTGTTTGACCACGATTCTTTAGTTTCTCCTGGCATTCCTAAAATTAATTCTGTTAGTACAGGAACATTTTGATCATTGCACATCGAAACTATCTCAGTAATAGAATTAATTTTCATGTTTTTACGTTTAATATTTTCTAATACATTTTCTGTTGTGGACTGCAAACTTAGTACTAGCCCTGTTTGTATATTAACGTCTAAGAATTTTTTTACAATTTGTAAAACAGTTTCATTTGAGTTCTTTGCATAACTGACACTGATGCCCGAGGGATATCCTGTTTCCTTGTGGGCTTGAACTATTTTATCTGTAATTGCTAAATCTCGTTCCTTAAAAATTCCAAAATTACTGTTTGTCAAGGAAAGGTACGGCAGTTTGTTATCTACTATCCATTGTAAATCTTTATTAATGCGTTCGTTGTACAACTTGTACATTTTACTTGCTGTGGCACTGCCCCAATCGCAAAACGTACAGGCATATGGGCACCCTCGGTCTGTTTCTAAGGTAGGCACCCATTCTATGTCCGGATGTTCTATTAATAGATTATCAAATAAACCCGACGTGTAAGGACTCGGTAAATCTAAGTCTTTGATTCTATCAAATTGATAAGTTTGCTGAAGAGGGTAGTTATTTAATAATGAATAACAAATTTCTTTAAATGCTATTTCTCCTTCGCCTATAACTATGCTGTCTACAAATGGATACTCGCTAAAAAAATCTTTTTGGCGCCACGGTAACTCTGGGCCTCCCATTATAATTTTTATATTAGGGTATGCTTCTTTTAATTTTTTGGCAAGGGTAAAACAATAATTTTTATTCCAAATATATAAACTTATAAATGCAACATCAATATTTGCATATTCTTTTACCACATCTGATATTTTATCTCTGCGAAAAATCCAATTGGATATTTGAAAATTTTGAGAAATTTCTTCAAATTGGCAAACATAGGCCCATAATGTTCCCAGAGTATAAGGCAAATAATAACTATTAAGGTGTTTTGGGCCTGTTTGAAAATTAGGCTGTATTAAGCCAACCCTAATCATTATTTGCCCTTAGAAAAACGCTTATCTTGATTATGAGGTAAATTATTTTCTACAATATCTTTCCATACTGCAATAGTTCTATCTAGTCCTTCATTAAGGCCAACTTTAGGTGCCCAGCCTAATCTAGCAGTAATCTTATGATTAGTGCTGTTAAGCAAATAAATTTCGCCGGGCCTAGGCGGTTTAGTATTCCAATTTACATGGCCGGACCAGCCAAGTTTACTAGCAATAAGAGTTACATAGTCTTTGATCTTAATTGCATTATCCGGGCCAATACAGAAAATTTCACCTTGACACTTGTCTGGATTTTCGATTACTGCTTGCCATGCATCTAACAAATCATCAATATAGATAAAGTTACGATAAGGCTCACCATATCCTAGATTAATTTCTTTTTCGTTTGTGAGCATCTGATAAATGATTTGCTCAGTTACAAAGAAATTGTTATCTTTTCTTCCATACGCATTAGTCTGGCGAATTGCAGTAAAGGGTAACCCATAACTCCTATGGGCATACTCAAGGTATTTCTCGCACCCATACTTAGCAACAGCATAAGGAGCGTTGGGATTCGGAGGTGTGCTTTCATTGAAAGCAATTATTGATTCCTCTTTGCCATCTCTGATTAAATCACTTATAGGTTGCCAGCCATATACTTCCATGGTACTAGCAAACACAAAGTTTTTCAAATTAGGTAATGTTGCGGCAATTTCAATCAAGTTAACTGTGCCCACATAGTTAATTTCACTGAATGTAATCTGCTCATAAAAACTATCTTGTACTTCTGTTCTTGCGGCTAAGTGTACAATAATTTCAGGATCAAACTGCCTTATCTGAAATCCAACTTTGTCATGATCTCTTAAATCTTCTTTTAAAAATTCAAGTTCATGATTACCTTTTAATCGTTCGACCATGTGCTGGCCTATAAAACCGTCTGCGCCTGTAATAAAAATTCTCATTGTGTATCCTCTTTGTTTGCATATCCTGTAATTTGCATTGTGAATCTTGGTTCGAATCCAAGGTTAGCAACTAAATGTGGCACATCTTTATGTATTATTGTAAAATCACCTTTTTTATAATCTAACCATGTTTCGTTGTTCATTTCAAAATAATGTCCCATTAATCTATCTTGTAAAAATAAATTTATTCGTATAGGTATCATGTCATCTGTATTGTACCTTTGCTCCTTAACATTTTTTCTTAATTTATACAATGTATCAGTGTGTGGTGCTATAAATCTACCTGGCATTAATTTGTTTACTGTGACTACACTGTATTTAAGCCACGGAAATTTAAATTTACATTCTTTGACCCACGGTGGACAATCATCTTCAAACACTTGATATACCCATGGTGCATCATAAGGGTAGTCAGGAACAGGTACGCCCATCCTGTCCCAAAAACCGCCACTGTAAACTGTGTGCGTATGTTCTGTAAATCTTAATCTATAGAGCATCTCTCCATTGATATCATCGAGGTCTACAGAATTTTTATACATTTTTTAATACCGTAACTTGTGCAGAATAAAAAGGCTCGTCGCCCATATTACCTGCAATATGCCAGTCATTAATACCAAACTTAACCCAATCTCCCACCTTCCATTTTGTAAATGGTTGATCGTGGACTTCATAATAATGTCCGCGTTTCCAGTCTTGTAAAAATATTAAATACCTGTGGCTTATACCATCACCGTGTTCTTGTTTTAATTTAAAATGTTTATCAACATGATGCGGTATAGTTTGCCCAGGATCTATTTTAATTGTGCTAACTACAAAATGATCAAAATCTTGCGGAATTTTTTCTGCAAGATTCCATACCCATTGCGGCGATTTTTCAAACATTTGCCAGATACTACTATTATGCTTTGTATAATATTTTTCAATTTTATCGTATTGCTGATAGCATTGAAAATAATCGTCGTAATTAATATTATCTAACTGAGATTGTGTTATATCAATATCGATATGTCCGTAACTAATCACAATAACTCTCTAAAGTTCCTCTTCTTCTTAAGTCTAGTGTTGCACAATGTATACCGCCTGAGAGCGTCATAGAGTGACGGAACTGAACAGGGACACTGTTTATACCGTACTTGTCAAGTTCTCGCATTAGAGGCTCTTGTGCTGTGTCTAAGAC